GGATATAGTAATAAGTATCAAATATTCAAGTATTAAAATATGAATTTAGAACTAGGAAAATTTGACATGCGGTCTATTAGTTTTAGACCCGACGAAAATAAAGGTCCAGTTATCGTTTTAATCGGACGACGTGATACCGGTAAAAGTTTCCTCGTGAAAGACCTAATGTATTATCACCAGGACATCCCCATCGGAACAGTTATTTCAGGAACAGAAGCAGGCAACGGATTCTTCGGAGAACACGTGCCAAAACTCTTCATTCATGACGCATACAACAGTGCAATCATAGAAAATATTTTGAAACGACAAAAAGCAGTGCTGAAACAAGTTAAAAAGGAAATGGAATCTTATAAAAGAAGCACAATAGACCCTCGAACATTCGTCATCCTCGATGATTGCTTGTTTGATAACAAATGGACCCGCGACACTATGATGCGTCTCCTCTTTCTCAATGGGCGCCACTGGAAAATTATGCTGGTCATCACAATGCAATATCCTTTAGGCATTCCTCCACTTCTTAGAACAAATATTGACTATGTATTTATCCTGCGAGAGCCGGATTTAGGTAATCGAAAACGAATCTATGAAAATTATACGGGAATGTTTCCGACATTCGAGTCGTTCTGTCAAGTCATGGACCAGTGCACTGAAAATTTTGAGTGTTTGGTAATAAATAAAAATGCCAAGTCGAATAAGCTACAGGACCAAATTTTCTGGTATAAAGCGCAGCAGCATGGACCGTTCAAACTCGGTAGTAAAGAATTCTGGGAGATGAGCAAGGATTTAAATTCTGATGACGAAGAGGAGTCATATGACCCAAAAAATATTAACAAAAAAGGAGCGGGACCCAAAATCAGTGTGAAAAAAAATAAATGGTAAATTCTATATGCAATGCCACAAGTGCAAATGCAAATTAGAATTTACATTGTGACCAAATTGTAGATGTTATCCACACATTTTTTTCCCTTAATTCTTGCGTAGGGGTCAGTTTTTGAACGCGCGGTTATTTTTGCGATGATATCTTTGATTGAATTTTTGATGCAGTGGTGTTTGTGGTGCATATCAAAAAGGACTCTTTCTTCATTTTGTATCAACCGTATTTCATTTGAAACCTTGGCTTCCAAGTTGCCAAGTTTGAAATAGAAATTGGAAGATTGTGTGTACCGGTGATAAGTGTTGTGGGATTCGTGCAGCTTCATTTGATTCAGCCTCATCTGGAATTGAATCAGTCGGCGGCGCAATTCTTGACACTTTTGTATCTGTTGCGTTATTTCCGCCTTGGATTGCAACTGGGCTTTCATGCGGGCTTCGTGTTCGGATTGTCGTTTGAGTATCAGTTCACGCTCGCGCTCGTGCATTTCTGGTTTTGTTTTTCTCTCTTCCAACGAGGATGAAGACGAGGATGATGAGTTTGCTTTTTGTTTCAATAATAATTTCTCGACAGGTGATAGATTTTGAAACCACTCAGATGCCTCCTTTTTATTCATTCTCTTTAGTCCTGACTTGCCTACTCCTGATTTGGATGATTTGCCTATAGTTTCCATCTTGTAATTGAGTTGTTGCGACTTCTTACTGGTTTGAACACTGCAAAATTAAAAAGTAATTGAAAACTTTTCAATTTATATTTTTGTAATAAATAAAAATTGAAAATAAATATTTCATTTTAATATTTTTAAACCACGTGAAAACAAATAAATAGGAATCAAAAAAACGAAACCACATGAAAAATCGTAATATATTAAGAAAAACAATGTTATTATCATTGTCAATATTGTTTACATTTATTTTATCTGTGGAAACCAATGTTAATATAACTGACGTCATCACAGTTTCCACCAATTCAACTAAAACGCCGCCAACTGATGACGACGCATCATCTCCTTACAATGAAAGAGTGATAGTCATTTTAAGTTATTTTGGATTATCATTAATAGTTGTATTTCCAGTTTTAATGTGCATATTGTGCATCTATAAAATGAAGGGGTCAGCCCCTTGCAATTTTAGAGAAGCATTTTGCAACTGTTGTTAATCTACTTCCTCGATATTGGGTCCAGATTTTGATGACGATGACGGCTGCTGTTGTTGTTGATGTTGTTGTTCAGGCATTCCTCCAGGCATTTCACCATTGGAACCAGCATACAGCTTTGAAATAATTGGACTAACAATTCCCTCTAGTTTTTTTTGTTGCGCTTCATACTCGCTCGCATCAGTATCATGGTGTCCCACAGATTCCATCCATTCAAGCGATGCCTTGCAAGCGTCCTCGATTGCACTGCGGTCCGACTCGGACAATTTCTCCTGCATACCCGGCTCAGAAGCTGAACTCTTTACCGAATAAACGTAATTCTCAAAGCCATTTCGCGCATCAATTTTTTGTTTGTGCTTTGCATCTTCCTCCTTGTATTTTTCCGCTTCAGCAACCATGCGCTCAATGTCATCCTTTGACAACCGTCCTTTATCATTCGTAATGGTGATTTTATTCGACTTGCCGCCGGCTTTATCAACCGCATTCACATTGAGCACACCATTCGCATCCAAATCAAATGTCACCTCAATTTGTGGAGTTCCGCGCGGAGCCGGAGGAATGCCATCCAGTTGAAATTTACCAAGAATGTTGTTGTCCTTGGTAAGCTGGCGCTCACCCTCAAACACCTGAATCAAAACGCCGGGCTGGTTATCTGCATAGGTCGAAAATGATTGACTTTTTTTGCACGGAATTGTGGAATTTCGCTCAATCAATTTAGTCATGACCCCTCCAGCCGTCTCAATTCCCAGAGACAGCGGCGCGACATCGAGCAACAAAATATCCTGCGTGATTTTCGATTGGTCTCCCGTCAAAATCGCCGCCTGAACTGCCGCGCCATACGCAACTGCCTCATCCGGATTAATTGAACGATTAAGCTCTTTTCCATTAAAATACTCCATTAGTAAACTGCACACTTTCGGAATGCGCGTCGACCCTCCAACCAGCACAATTTCGTCAATGCTGCTCTTTGACATTTTAGAATCTCTGAGAACACGGTCAACCGGGTCAATAGTAGAACGAAACAAATCCATGCACAGCTCTTCAAATTTGGCTCGCGTAATCTTGGTCATAAAATCAGTCCCCTCGAAAAGTGAATCCACCTCAATCGTGGTTTCTGCAGATGCAGAAAGGGTGCGCTTGGCGCGTTCGCACGCAGTTCGCAACCGACGCAAAGCCCGGTTATTACCGGTCGGGTCCTTCTTGGTCTTGCGCTTAAATTCCTGAACACACCAATTCACAAGCCGGTTATCGAAATCCTCGCCACCCAAATGCGTATCTCCTGCAGTCGCCTTTACCTCAAAAATTCCATCGTCAATTGTTAAAAGCGACACGTCAAATGTGCCTCCACCCAAATCAAAAATCAAAATATTACTCTCGCCCTTTCCCTTTTTGTCAAGCCCGTACGCAATTGCCGCTGCAGTTGGCTCGTTGATAATGCGCAATACATTTAGCCCCGCAATCGCACCTGCATCCTTGGTGGCTTGGCGCTGCCCATCATTAAAATAAGCCGGAACTGTAATCACAGCTTCCGTAACCGGCGAGCCCAAATAACTCTCCGCAATTTCCTTCATCTTTACCAAAATCATTGCAGACACTTCCTCCGGAGAAAATGTCTTTTGTTCTCCCTTGAACTCCACCTGAACATGCGGTTTCCCGCCGTCCTTGGCAACCACCTTGAAAGACCAATGCTTCATATCACTCTGAATGCTGGCATCGTCAATTTTTCTACCGATGAGACGCTTTGCGTCAAAAATAGTATTTTCTGGATTCATTGATACCTGATTTTTTGCAGCATCTCCAACGAGACGTTCGCTATCTGTGAATGCGACGTATGATGGCGTTGTCCTATTTCCCTGGTCATTTGCAATAATTTCTACGCGCTCATTCTGCCAAACACCCACACACGAATATGTTGTTCCCAAATCAATTCCGATTGCTTTTGTCATTTGACTGTTATCTATTTGTATATGTTTATTATGATTTATCTCTATATTATTTCAATAATATATTTATTCATAGAATGAATGAATATACAAATGGCATTTAATTTACCCAAACCAAAAGTCAACCAAAAAAATTAATCAACTTTGTCAAGGTCAGAGTTGTCAACACCAGAAACTTGGTTTTCAGTAAGACGTGACAGCCCGTGGTCAGTATTCTTGTCAATCACCACATTCTCTGTATCAAACATTTGTTTGCGGATATCATCGAGTGTTACATTTTCTGACTCTTCTTCATCTTCACCCCCATTTGCATTTGAATCTTCATCGTCGGCTGACAGATTTTTGACGCTCACGAGCTCGCCCTTGGAATTAATGGTTTGGGTCAGTTTATTCCCAGATTTTTCCGCATTCTTTTTATTTTCCTCGATTGCCTTTTCTTTAGCCTCTTTTACGCGTTTATCAAATTCCTTCTTGGCATTGTCTTCATTCTTTTTCTTTTCCGACATGAGTTGATTTAGCGTTTCTTCCATGTATTCAACGCGCCCGGTCTTATACGCATCTGGATGAAACGGAACCCACATTCCCACCGGACCCACATAAACATCATGATTGGGGTCAACTTCGCGAAGCAGTTTGCAGCGCATCTCAGCTTCCTTCTGCGATGCAAAAACGCCACGAACTTTAATTCCTCTAACCGATGTTTGAAATTCATGTTGTTCACCGAATTCAACATCCAGTCTCTCCTCATTACTGTCTATAAATGTTTTAAAATCGTCATTCACATTATATTTCATTACAGATTCATGCTCAGTCTTCAAAAAATCCTGGAAATCTTCATTTACCTTTTCAAATGTCAAATTATACTTGTAAGAAATGAAACTAACAAAATGAAGCATTACATCAACCGACTTTTTATAGTTCCACTGCTTTAGAAACTCTTCAAATAAAAAATGGTCTTTCTGTTTTATAATTTCTTCTGGGCTGACAAATGACAAACAAGCAAATTTTTGACCGGAAATTGCTTTATCCTCTTCCAACAAATCTACATAATTTACATTATTTGTTCCATTTTCATTTTTCTTTAATTCAACTCCGCGCGGTTTCATTTTAGGAATATTTTTGATTAATATTTAATATTATATATTATATTACAATTCATATTTAAGTATTTTAAATAGTAAATATATTTTTAATTAATAAGTATAAATTATATTTTATAATAATTATAAAAAATATTTCAAATATTTTTATTTTTTTTTCTGTTCATTTAATATAATATAAAATGTACAACAACGTTCTTGATTTAGGCGAGCTTGTAAAACGCGCAATCAAATATTTGGTTGAAGGTATAATGGTTGCTATTGTTGCCTACTCTATTCCCAAACAGCGTCTGAAATTAGAGGAAGTGGGTCTTATTGCATTGTCTGCTGCAGCAACATTTGCAATTTTAGATGTCTATGTTCCCAGCCTTGCCGTTTCTGCTCGGTCCGGTGCCGGCTTCGGAATTGGCGCCAACCTTGTTGGATTCCCTAGGTAAATAAATAATTTTATAATAATAAAATAAAACAGATTGTGAGTATGTTTTTTTATTTACGAGTTAAATAAAAAAACAAGTATAAAGACAAAAAATAATTTATATAAACA